AAAACAAACGTTTTAATTTGCTGGCAAGGGAAAATATACATTCAATACATTTTAAAATAAAGAAAAATGGCACAACAGACAACGAGTGGTTCTAATACTGCTCTGTTAACAGGGCCAGGTGCTGATAACGGTGTTATATCAACAACCGCTAACAGACGAGCCCTTTACCTTAAGCTTTTTTCAGGAGAGCTGTTCAAAGGATTCCAGCATAATACAATTGCTAGGGATCTAGTTATGAAGCGTACTATAAAGAACGGTAAGTCTTTACAGTTCATTTACACAGGACGCACAACAGCTGAATACCACACTCCAGGAAACAGCATACTAGGTAACTCTGATTCTGCACCTCCAGTAGCTGAGAAGACCATCACTGTTGATGATCTATTAATCAGTTCTGCATTCGTGTATGAATTAGATGAGACACTTGCCCACTATGACTTACGTGGTGAGATCTCTAAGAAGATCGGCTATGCACTAGCTGAGAAATATGATAGAAAAATATTCCAAGCTATCACAAAAGCTGCAAGAAAAGCTTCACCAATTACTAAGACTAATTACGTCGAGCCAGGTGGAACTCAGGTACGTGTAGGTACAACTACAAACGGATCTGATGCTTATTCTGCTACAGCTTTGGTTAATGCATTCTATGATGCTGCAGCTGCACTAGACGAGAAGGGCGTTAGCACTGAAGGTCGTGTAGGTGTACTTAACCCTAGACAGTACTACGAACTAATCCAACAGGTTGGTGAGAATGGTCTAGTTAATAGAGACGAGCAAGGTACTTCACGCCAGAAGGGTAATGGAATCGTTGAGATTGCAGGCATTAAGATCTACAAGTCAATGAACATCCCATTCTTCGGACGTTATGGTACTAAGTTTGGTACAGGTTCTGCTACTAACCCAGGCGTTACCGATCCAGGTAACAAAGGTGACTTCGTTGAAGTTGAAATGGTTGATGAGACCGCTGGTACAGGAGCTGTTAAGACTGTTAACAACTATGGTAACGGTACTTCAGACTTCGAGAACAGTTGTGGTCTTATCTTTGGTAGAGAAGCCGCTGGTGTTGTAGAAGCAATTGGTCCTCAAGTACAAGTAACAAGTGGTGACGTATCCGTGATTTATCAGGGTGATGTTATCCTTGGACGTATGGCTATGGGTGCTGATTATCTAAACCCTGCTGCTGCTGTTGAACTGTTCGCTGGAACAGCAACAAAGCCTGCTGCATTCGGTTAATATTTTATTCACATGGGGAGGCTTCGGTCTCCCTTTTTTTTATTCACAAAACTTTATGGCTACCTCGACAATTGACACCGATACCGAACTATCCGCAGTGAACTCAATCTTGGGTAGCATAGGTCAATCACCAATAACTACTCTTAATTATGAGAACCCAGAGATATCATTTATATATAATATACTAGCTGAAGTTAATAGAGATGTACAGAACGAAGGCTGGCATTTTAACACAGAATATCACGTAGCTATTGAACCTGATTCTAATGGATATATAACTATACCAAATAATGCATTAAGATATGACATACATGATGGAAGACAAGATAAAACAAAAGATGTTGTCCAACGTAATGGTAGGATATATGATTTAGTAAACCACACTGATGTATTTACCGATACTCTGTACCTTGATCTAGTGACGCTGTACGCCTTTGAAGATCTTCCTAACCCATTCCAACGTTACATTACTTACAGGGCTGCTGTAAGGGCTGCTACACAGCTTGTATCGAACGCACAGCTCACACAGCTATTGAAAGAAGATGAAGCTAAATCTAGAGCTGTTTGTACAGAGTATGAATGTAATCAAGGTGATCATTCATTCTTCGGTAATCCACACGAAAGCGTTTATACATCTTATCAACCTTATCATGCACTACGTAGATAATGTCAAGCATTACACAAACAATATCCAGTTATACTGGAGGGATATCTCAACAACCTGACGAACTTAAGTTACCAGGACAGGTATCTAAAGCTAAGAATGTATACCCTGACTTGGTAAATGGACTTACTAAACGTCCAGGTGGTAAGTTAATTAAATCTTTAAGTGATGGTAGTCTTAACTCTGCTACCAATGGCAGATGGTTTCATTACTACAGGGATGAGAACGAACAATACATAGGTCAAGTATCAACAGCTGGTATACTTAGGATGTGGGCTTGTACTGACATCTACGATACAGGTGGTACAAAACGACATAGTGCAGGTGATGAGATGAATGTCACTTACCCTGCAGCTATATCTAGTCAAGCAACATTAGTTAATTATCTAGCACATACTGATGATGAAGATATACAAACATTAACGCTTAACGATTATACTTATGTAACTAATCGTACTAAGACTGTTGCTATGGCAGGTACTACTGAAACTGCTAGGCCATTTGAAGCATACATTGAATTAAAAAAAGTTAGTTATGCTAGTCAGTATGCAGTTAACTTATTTAACGATAACACTACTACTGCTACTAGTACTGCTACAAGAATTAAGGTAGAGCTAATAAAATCTAGTAATAATTATTGTCATACTGATGGCTCGCTTAGAGCTAGAGCTACAAGAATTACTGATGCTACTAGATGTGATGACTCAGCTGGAGATGGTAGAGATGCATGGGCGCCTAACATTGCTACTCGTATTTTTTCTATTACTGATGGAGCTTCTGTAACA